TTACTTTCATTCTAGCAGTATTTGGAGTTGCTCCACTTATATCACTAAATGTTAATGATGTAGAACCATCAGAACCACTTGATATAGTAGGTGATGTATCAATTACACCATTACCTAATGAAGCTACAATACTAGATGTATTTACAAATGTTGCATTAGACACACTGATTGTATTTGAGTTAACATCAAATAATTGTTTAACAATATAAACTGTATCTGTAGTAGTTGCTCCAGTTCTTAATGTTTTAACAGCTGTTTGTGGTAATTTAAATATTAAACCATTATTACCTACATCAAATAAATTACCTATACTTGCTAAATCACCTATAAAGTTTTGTGTATTACCAGTTTGATTTACAGATTTTACTGAACTAAATACATTAGAACCAGTCATATTAATATCAAATAAATAAAGTCTTAGTTCATTGTTTACAAATTCTAAAGCTCTTGCTCTTGCAGTACCGATTTTATTACTATTTGACTGAGTGCCTGCTATATTAACACTATGTAAATCTATTGTACTAAATTCATTTACATCTGGCATACCTTTTACTGTTGCTGCTGTTAATTTAACAAAGTTTCCAACTAAAACTGAAGTTGTTGAAACATTAACTGTATTAGTAGAACTTGCGCCTCTTGGCTTTTCTACTGTTAATTGTTTTGTAATACCATTAGCAACTCTAAATCCTTTTACATAAGCAACTGATGGGTCAATACCAACTTGAAATCTATTATCACCGAATGTTGTAGCATCAGCTGTACTTAAAGATTCTTCTGCTTCAATTTCACTTACTGTTTTAAATCCAAAATTATCACCAGTTTTTAAATATTCTTTTAAATTAATTTGAAATGGCTCTACAACATAGTCGCCGGATTCTTCAAATGTTCTTCTTGCTAATCTTTCAGTTAATTCAGTTTCTGTATTTTTATCTGTTTTATCTACAGCTGTTAAACCATTTTCAATTACCAATAAAGTAATATAATTATCTTCTGTTCTTGATGCTAATGATAAAGGCTCTTTAATAAGAGTTGTACTAATTTGATATCTTAATGCTCCTGGTGCAGCTGCATTTGGAACACCTTGTGCGTTATCAAGTAATGTAGTATCTGTACTTGAATCAATTTTAGATTCTGTGACTTTTAAACCTACAATATAACTTGGTGTATTTGTATATTTGTCTAATAATAAAGAACCTGCTGGTACAAAAACAAAAGTACCTGCTATAAAGTATACTCCTTCTTCAATATTAATTGATGAACCCAGTCCTGTAGAAGATGAAGCTAATGATTTAGCATGCCTAACTATACCACTTGTTGTACTTGTATCAGATGTTAATTCTTCACCATTTGCAAATGTTTGACTAGTACCAGTAAAAGTTAATACAGTTGAATTTGCTATTGTTTGATTACTTGATAATGTAAGTGTGGTACCACTAATTGCAGAAACTGTCACTGTACCACTTATACCAGTTCCTGTGACTTTTTGTCCAACTTTAATTAATGTATTTGCTGCAGATAAAGTGACTGAAGTACTATTACTTACAGCACTAGCTACAGTTGCTTCAGTACCAGCAGCTGTATATTGTAAATATAAAGTTGCTGGGTCTCCACCAGATACAGCAGCAACTGCTTGTTTTACAATAGCTGTGACTCCTGTTGTCGTACCAGTAATAGTTGAACCTACAAATTCATCTAAATAATTATCAGTATTTAAAGGCCCCTGTGATGAATGAGTAAATGATGATTCAACTTTTACAAAATCATAATTTACATTAAGTGTAGCTTTACCATTAACAACTCTTGAACCGTCTTTAAATGCAAATTGACCATATCTATCAATTTGAGCTTGTAATGCTGTTTGTAATTGAGTTAATTCTCTTGCTTGAACCGCATGTCCAGGCCTAAAAAGAACTCTATGATAATTTTTAGTTTCGTCAAAATCATCAAAATGTGGTGCTTCTAAAAAACTTTTTACTACTGTTGTTGCCATAAATCTCTCTTCCTAATATTATCTATTAGAATTCTATAATAACTTTAATATCTTCAATCTGTGATGTTGTTCTATTAATTGGGTTTCTATTTTCTAAAAATAGTATATCACCACTATGTCTATCTACTTCTGGAGCTACTACTGCATCAGCTATATAAGTTATACCACTTACTTGATTTGATGCATTAGCTTCTAATGTTCCTGCATTACTAGAAGTTTGACCAGTGACTACTTCTCCAGTTGTAAAAGACTTATAACCGGTTTTAGAATTTTGATGGTATCTTACAAATCCATTTGATGTATCAATTTCAACTACATATGCTTGAGCTCCTGATGTACCACCTACAAGTAATTCATCAATTACATAATTTGATACATTTGCAGATGAATTAAAATCTAAAGCTTTAGTACCTTTTAAAGTATCTGCTGTAGCTAGTAAACCAGCTAATGGAGTTGAGTTAAATACTCTTGGCTCATTAAATAAAGTAATTTGTCTAAAATCATTACCTACTGTTAAATCACCACCATCATTACCATCTAATTTAGAATTAAGTGATATAAAAAATCCGCCTAATTCTGCAACTGGGTCAACACCGTGACCAGCTTTTGGAGCTATAACTGCTCTTGCAGTGGCATCTGAACCTCCACCACCAGTTATAGAAATATCTGCAAATCTATAATCACTACCTTTATTTTGTATAGTGATACTCGAAACTGTTTGGCTTGAACCAGAACCAGCCATTGTAATATTGCCTGCAGCTACTGTGGCTCCTGTTCCATCACCAGTTATTACCACATTAGGTTTACTACTAAAAGATGAACCAGCAGCTGTGACTTCAATTCTTTCAATACCAGCAGCTGTTGATGAATCTCTTGAAGCTTTTTGGTTTAAGTATTGAGCAAAGTCAGCCTCTGAAAGACTAGCTTCGGCAGCTGCATCATTTGCGTATGCAAATGTAAGTATACCTGATACTGAACCACTTGGTGTACCACTTAATGTTAATACTGAACCATTAATTGCTGAAACAGTTTTACCAGAACCTACATTAGTTCCTGATACTGTCATACCCACAACTATTTCTGGTACAGTTTCAGTTAATACTATTGTAGTTGTAGATGAAGCTACTGCTACTGTAGCAGTTGCGCCTAATGACACAGTTTTTACTGGCATATAACTATTAGTTAAAAACTTTTCAGCATCTGTGACTGATATTGTATACATAAACTTCCATGTATATCCATCTGATTCTGCTGTTGGGTCAGTTAATGTTTGAGTTGGTTGTATACTTGAAGCACCTCCACCAGCTATGATGCATTTATATACTTTAAACTCAGATGTGACTATGTAAAACGCTTTATCAAAAATATCTGGGTCGTCTGAGTCCCATGCTACATATGACCTTCCGGAAGTCCATGTATGTCTTGGTACTACATGTGCAATATCTGCTGCTACGATTTTTTTCAATCCTATTAAATTAGCTCTTGCTTCTCCTAAATCGTCCAATCTATCACTTGGTGTAAATGGAGTAGTGTCAGTAGTATCTGAAGTAGTCAATGACCATGGGTCTGATTTACCTATACCTACGTATACACTAGAACCTGATATTTGCTCTTTAAAATGTTGTGCGTTTAAAGTTCTAAAATTTGATGTTATTATTGCTGGCATTTTCCTGTCCTAATTATTCAATGTGTACAAATGTACTAGTGTTATTATTATTTATATCACTTGAGTCGATAGTTTGCAACGTTTTATTACCTAAAGACTCAATTGTTCTGTTAGTATTATAAAGCCTTGGACTTGTAAAAAAATTGTCCGTACCTTTTCTTTGTATATAATTATTATTTATTATAGTTCTAAAATTATCATTTTTGACTTTTACTCTATGTTCTGGTAAAAATTTATCTGCTGAACTTGATGACTGAGTTATTGTCCAATTTGCTCCACTTGATAATGCACCAATTTTTAGTAATCCACCATTAAATAATGTTCTGCCATCTTGTGAACCAGAGGCTTGTCTTGGATTTACTACAACACTATCTATTGGTGTCACTTCATTATGATTACAATTAATTTCTAATACTTCAGCTACATCTTTTACTCTTGTTTCATTATTAGGTCCACTACCAAAAGATATAATCGGGTCAAATACATATCCATTACCTGCATTTGATATATTTACTCCTGTTATTTCTCCTTCTGAATCTAAAGTAAAATTAGCTACTGCTTTTACGTTTGTACTTAGTAAATTACCTTCAGCATCAACTGCAGTTGGTTCAGGGAATATTATAGTAGGAGCTGTTGAATATAATTTATTTGATAATCCAACAAGAGATATTGAAGCTATTTTACTTGCATTTGGATTTGCTGGAACTGAACCAAATAAGTTAGACCAATTACTACCTCTACTAGTAATTGTAATTGCTTCACCATTTAATTTACCTTCTGAATCTAAAGCTATTGATACAACTGGTGCAACACCTGTAAGTCCATCAATGGCTACACCATTAAAACTTATTGATACTGAAGAACCAGTATATCCAAATCCAGGTTCTTCTACTGTTAAAGCTTTTAATTGACCATTTAAGGAAGTTGCTGTTCCAGTAGCTGTTATACCTGTTAATGTATGTGTTGAACCTACACCAAGGCCTGATATATTAATTTCAGCTTTTGTAGTAGTATTTTGATATAGAGATATCGCATTACCGGTAATTGTTTTTATATAATAAGTACCGCCTGCCTGTAATCCACCAATAGCTGTTCCAGTAGTTGAATACACTAATTGGTCATCAACCTGCCATGAAGCTCTTTGTGTAGCACTTAATGTTATAGTATTATTTGATGTACTTACAATTGATGCACTTGAACCATTAAATGTCTGAGCTGTTGGAGCAGAAAATGCTATTTGTGGTATACCATAATCTCTTCCACCATCTGTTATCGTAACTGAAGCAACTGAACCGTTTGTTATAACTGGTGTCAATGAAGCAGTTGTAAATCCACTAGCAACTGCAGCATCAGATGTAGTTATTGTTGGAACAGCTGTATAACCTGTTCCACCATTTGTTATGGTAATAGCATTTATTACTCCATTTTTAAGTGTAAGTGAAACAGTTCCTGATTTATGAATTTTAGTAATTGGGTTTGGTAAAAATGTTGATACGAACATTTCTATGAGTAATGGAATATCTTCAGGTCCTACTATACCAGGTTGTCTTGTCGGAATTGCTGATAAAACTTTTCTTACACCTAATGGTAAACCATCGTTTCTTATAACATCTTGTTTAATTTCATCTTCACCTAGTACTGCTTTTGTCAATTGTAAAAATATTAATATTTCAGCAAAATAAATAAAGCCAGCTGGGTGTACTAATTTATTATAAGATAAATCCCAGTCACTTAAATTTTTACCAGTTTTAATTAAATAAGAAAACTTTTGAAACTTTTTACTATCCTGTATTTTAATACTATCAGATAAAAATCCTTTATTATCTAAATATTGTCCACCTCTTGATAATGATGGATTAACATCCCAATTACCAGATGATGGTATTAATACTTTATCAAAAGGAAATTCTATTTCAGCAAAATCATTAAATAATATTTGGAAAAATATTTCAATAGAATCTGTTGTACCTCTTAATCTATAAAAATCTATTATTTGTTTATATAAAGTTCTTTTATTTACTGTGACTCCTCTTGGAATTGTAGCAGCAATTTCTTTTTGCATTAATTCAAGATAACCCTCATCATTAGTATCGATATCCATAGCTTCTTCAATAGTATTCATTACATATGATGGACCTGGACCAACCCAATTTTTTTGTATTGTAGTTAATTTAGCTGTATGATTATTAAAAGATTCTAATCCAGTGACAGTAAATGTTTTACCTATTTCAGATGTAGATGTTGCAAGTGTACCAGGTAATTCATTACCATTTGTTATAGCAACATTAATTGCATTTAAAGTTATATTATTAGTAGTTCCTGTAGGTGATGTAAGTACTAGTGTGGAATCAGCTCCTGACTCATCTGTAAAAAATTTATTGTTTTCATTATTAGGGTCTGGTATTCTAAATTGAGCTTGGCCATTAAGTACAACATCAGTAAATGTATTAGTTTCTTGAAATATGAACTCATCCATATTCATAAATGTATAGTAAGCTTTTAAAAACTTATCTAATTTATCTTTATTTTCTAATATTTCAGAAGGTACTAATTGATTAAGACGTACATCTTCTCTTGTTGCAGACAAAGTACCTTGTTCGACTTCAATCGCACCAGGTGTTAATGTCTTTTTATAACCCATTATTTAAATCTTGAAGTTGTTTTATAATTAATAGAACCAGCTGAACCTGCAGTTGCTATAGTATCTACTTCTGGTGTTATTACTACAAAACTATTATCTATAGAAATTAACTGGTCTCTTTTAGGAGCTAAATCTAATGAATTAGGTATTACAGTAATTTTAATAGCATCAGTAGTATCAGGTCTAAATTTATTTAAAGTTATTTTACCATTTTCGACATCTATCTCTCCAGCATCAGATATAACTGTTATATTTTGTTGATTGACAACTTTGTATACAATAACATTTCTTTTTGTAGAACCAACAATTGGTTCATCACCAAAGAAATGGTCAATATTATTTATTTTAAATGCAGTTGAATTAAGTAAAAACTTTGTTGAATCTCCTGACTGAAAAAATGGTGATGAAAAAGATAAATTAAAATTATTATCTGCATTATTTACTGGTGTAATATTTTGAAACATTCTTGGACGTATTATTGTATTTAAAATAGATGGGTCACTATTATCTATTGCTCTTGTTAATTGTGAGTGTCTAAATACACCGTCAAACTTATTTAAATTATTAAAATTATAATCTGTTATTGTATCTCTTACAACAGATGATAACTCAACTGAACTTCTATCAGTTAAATTAGGATTAAATTTAAAATTAACATCTAATTCTAAATGAGTAAAGTTGGGGTCAACAATTTCAGGTGTAATTGAAACAACATTTTTACCTTTCAATATTGAACCAATAATATCTGTTTTTTCTGATTCTGTAAGTGTATCAGCTAATAAAGGTTTTATAGCAATATAAACTCTACCAAAATCTGGTGGGTCGTTATCTTCACCACCCCATGTTGATATTGAATCTATATTAGAAAATTCTTTTTTAATAATAGATGCATAATCATCAGCCGTCACAGCTCTGTTTTGAGCTATAAAAGTAAGTGGTGCATTAAATCTTATTGATTCAGATGTTTCAGCTTCAGCTCCACCTGCAGCAGCACTATCTAATGTAAGTGTAATACTAGAAAATCCTCCAATTGAATCTACCATGGTAAAACTATTAGCACCATTACTTTCTTTACCTTGTGTTGTCATATAATCTATAGTAACGATGTTATTATTTGATGGTTTAAATCCAGTTACGCCATCTCCAAAATGTACTTCATAATATCCAGCAGCATTCTCTTGTAAAAAATAAACCTTTGATGTAGAATCAACTCCTCTTAATGTTTCAAATTTAGTATATACATCAAATGCTGTTGATTCTTGGTTTGCCTGTACACGTACGCGTAGCGTGCTCGTGTCAGCATCAAAATCTGAAAGTTGAAATTTTTGATTTTCTATATCATTATCAACTCTATATTTTATTTCTCTTAAGTCGCCTTCTACAATTGAAACATCACTAAATGTATAAGTTGTTCCAACTAAATTAGCTGTTTGTGTATTTAATACAACAAATTGAAACTCTTCTCCACTTACAGATGTATTTAATTTTGTACCTCTTGGTAATGTAAGTGTAGTAGGTATCGTTCCAGTTTCTCCTGCAATATTTACAACTATATCAACTTGAGCTCTTGGTGATAAAACTGACCTTGGTGTATAACCAAGTAATTTAGCTCTAGTGACTACATTACCTCTAAGTTGAGCAGAATCTAAAAATGCTTCATTTAAACTAAAATGCGCATTCATAGCATTATAATGTGTATTATACGCTAATACATCTAATAATACATTAAGACCTGAACCTTCAAAGTCATAATCATTAAATTCTGTTTGTTGTTTTAAAAAGTTTTTTAGATTATTTTTAATATCTAAAAAATCTAGTTCCGTTACGTTTAAATTTGTTGCCATTTTATCTTAACCTTCTTAATACTATTTCAACTGCATCAGATTGATTGTTTTGTTTTATTCTAAAATTTACTTTTATACGATATGAATTTGTATCAAATACATCAAAAATGTCTATACCTAATACTTCTATTCTTGGTTCATATTTTTCTAATACAAATCTTATGTTATCTCTTAATTCTATATTTGTTATAACACCAACCGGTTCAAAGAGTAATCCTCTTAAATTAGCTCCTAAATCATCTTGGAATGGTCTTTCATAAAAATTACTTATTAGTAAATTTTTTACTGCGTTTTTTACAGCAGCATCATCCTTTAAAGGTATTATATCTTTACGTATTGGATGTATATTTAAAGACAAATCTAAATCACGATGAGGCTTTTTTCTAGAAACAATCTTAGCTTGTTCTAGATTACCTGATATTTGTTTATCTCCTGAATATAATGCCATAATACTATTTATACTCTTTATGTTGCTCCTTCGGGTACTTGTGATTCAATTCCTTGTAATGTATTACTTACTGTAGTAATATTACCAAATCCACTTAAATCTAATGTTGTTGGTATACCTATAAGTTTTAAAAAATCGCAGAATGTAAATGTAGCCCATTGAGTCAAGTCACCTAAACCAATTTGTTTAAAAAACTTATCTACAGTTTCCATCCACTTTCTTAATAAATAAGTTTGCCAATTTTCTCTAAACTCTTTTAATTTAGCAGATATTCTAGCAATTTTAAAATCTAGATTTTCAAACTTATCTTCAAAGTCACCACCAAATAAAGCACCTACTTTAAATCCAAGAATTTCTAAATTTTCTAATTTATCTAATATACCTTCATGCATTTTTCGTAATAACTTTTCTTTAGTTAAATCATCTTTTATATCGCCTAATTTATCTAACTCTGCTTGAAAGTTAGCTTTTTCTTCTTCAATAATTGCTTTAATTAATGCTCCTACATCGGGTCCTGTTAAAGGTATAGGTAATTCTGGTAAACCTAATGCACTCCATATTTCATCAAACTTATCTATTAAACCACCAAATCCACTAAATAGTTGACCATTCATAAACTTAGTTGCTTCATTTTTTATAAAGTCCATAATTTGTTTTGCTTTAAGTTCTTGATTTTCTAAACCAAATTCACCGTCAAAATATTTGTATTCATCAGGTAATAATGCATACAATGAATCTATTTTATCATTACGTAATTTATCAATTTCTTTTTGTAATTCTTCAGCTGATAAATCATCGCCTAACTGCGCAATTTTAGCTTCTATGTCAGCGCCAAACCCAGATATATCTGCAGCTATAGAATCTAAATATGCTCGGTCAGTGACTAACTTTAAAACATCTATTTGTATACCAAGAATTGGTACAGTAAACTCTATTGGAAATAATGTTGTAATTAAATTCATTATTTGAGTTTGTATATACATAGGATATTCTTCAATTAACCTTTGTATTATAATTTCCCATTCTTTTTCTGGTATTTCTAATTTTTTAAACTTAGGGTCATAAGGACCAAATAGTTTTCTTATATCATCAATAATTTTTTGTATTTCATCTGCTTGTTTTTCAAACTCAGCTTTTTCTTCTTCAATTAAATTTTGTGCTAAAGCTTTTAATTTACCTGGAAGAGTAGCTAAACCACTAAAAAAGTTAGATAAATTAACTGGTTGTGGTAGTATAACTTCTGCGCATTCTAGCTCAGGTAAGGTTATTTTTGGAAGTTCGGCCATTATATAATTGTTGTTTTTTCAGCTGATGTAATTGTAATAGCTCCAGAAGATGTAATACTTGTAGTTCCTCCATTAGCTATTGAAACATTATTATCTTTATCAATAGTAATTGTGGCTCCATTAGCATGTTGAACAGTAATTTTTTCATCGCCTTCTTTATTTTCAAATTCTATTTTATGGCCAGCTTTTGTATGATGTACTTTATTTGTTGTTGACGCAGTTGATGGTATATCTTGTTTAAAAATATCGATTTTTTTATTCTTGCTGAATTCAAAAGTTTCGTCAGGTGATTGAGTTGCAATTGAACCTATAACCATAGGGTCTTGAGCTGATGGACCATCTCTAAAAAATCCTACAACCCATGAACCTTTTTCTAAATGATGATTACCGCCATTGCCTTTTATAGATGCTGACGTAACTGGCATCATAACAGTAGCCCAAGGTAAATCAGTTGTTTTTATTTCTTCACTATCATAATAACCATAAGCTCTTACTTTAACTCTATTTAAATTTAGAGGGTCATCTATTTCTTCTATACTTCCTAAGAACCAAGTAAATAGTCCATTTTTATATTGGTCATCTTTTCTTTTCATTATACATCTCCAATAAAATCTACTGGATATGTCAATAAAGAATCTTTTATAGCTTTAACTTTCATTAAATATCCATTTTTGTTAAAGGTATGTTCAACTCCTTGCACTAAATAATTTCCACCAGTAAATTCATCCATAAAGTCTTCTTCATTATCTACATCTTTTTGTATATCTGCGTATTTTAATGTTTCTAATTCAATAATATTGCCAGGAGTCATTTCAAAATCTCCAGCAAGGTCTATTTCAATAGCAAAATTATGAAGTAATTTTCCAGCAGTAAAAGCTTTTAATAAACCATTACCATCTGTATTAGCATGATAATTTACTCCTTCATCAAATGCATGTTTATTAAGTGATTGATAATATTGTTTATATTTTAAATCAAAAAGAGTTGAATCAGTATCTGTAATTTTCATTTCTGGAGCTACAGCTGGAAACGCATTTAAATATTCTTGAAGTGGTTCTTCATTCCAATCAAATTCATGTTTATTAATAGTTTTAGTTGATATATCTATAGTATTTAATGTTGAACCAAACATACCAATTTCAGCTGGAGTAAGCTTTGAAAGCTCCATAGAAGAATTAAACTTTCGTATTTTAAGTTTTTCTTCCATGAATATTTCATCAGGTTTCTTACCATCTAAAGTTCCACTAAAAAATGGATTTTTATTATAAACATTAAAAGGAGTATCTTTATTTTTTAATAAATGATAATAAGATGTAAATATTAGTCCATCTTTAGCTGTTTCATAAAAAAACATTGGAGAGTTATTAATAGTTGCATTTCTCATTAACCATTGAATTGCATCATAAGGTTTTAAATTAGGATATATACCTTTCATTAAACCTTTACTTGAAACTTGAATATCAATTTCTGATTGTAAATGAGATTTTACAATATCTTCAATTAAATCTTTTGCTGGTCCATTAAAAGGTTTATTTAAAAGCTTTTTATTATTTAAATAAGCATGCTTTGATACACATACTAATGTATATGCTTGGCTTGATGGAGTTGGTTCTGAATAATTAGTAATATCAGAGACTTGTAAATTTAAATTTAAAACTTTTTCTTCACCGCCAGGTTCTACTCTGCCTATAGAAATTCTAATATTTTCATTACCAGCTAATTTTATTTCAGAACCTAAATTAATTGAATCTTCAATAAATACAAGTACTATAATACTTTTCATATTTAAATTTTCAATTATTTTTATTTGATGCACTAAATCTGTAAATGAAAAAGTATGACCACTATTACTTATCATTTCAATAGCATTTACAGAAAATCCTATAGGACTTATACTTTCTTCATCTTTAGTTGTAAAATTACCAAACATAATAATTATCTATTGATTAAATCTTTGAATGCTTTTGAAAATTTATTAATAAAAGCTGGGTCTACATATCTTATAGTTGCATTAGAATCATTTTGGTCTTCTAAATAAGCACGATTACTAACAAACTCTAATTGACTATGATTAACTCCACCAGTAATAAAGTCATTACTTGTCACTGGTCTTTTTAACGCGTCGCCAGCTTTATAGTAATAATATGGAGCATCAATATATTTGTATACTCTATTTGATGAAACTGAATTAGTTGAAGTTTGACCTACTATTAATTCAGGAGCTGTAAAAGTTCCTGTAGTATCTTGTACAATTAATTGACTTAAGTCAGCAATTTTTTTAGTGACTGTACCAGATGCATTAGATGTTGAACCAATTACTGTTTCGCCTAAAGTAAATCTGCCAGATAAACTATTTTCAAAATCGCCATCAGGTCCACTTGTGACTTTGGGACTAGTTTCTATCGCAAATCCACGATATTCTTTTAACATATAATCTAATAAAGACTCTTGACTTAAAGGCCATGCTCTATAACCATCATGTAAATGGTCATTAATTACAAAAAATGTCCAATAATATCTAGAGGTTCCATATAATCTGCCTGATACTATGTCTGGCCTTTCACCATTTTTTACATTATAGAATCCATAAGCAGAATATGTATCTAAAAAACTAGGTAATGGTCTTACACTTCTGTATAAATCAACCATTCTTTGTACAACGCCTGTACGATTAAAATCATAATCAACTTTTGGAAATTGTTTAAAATACATTATTGTTAATCTCCATTTGTTTTAGTTTTACTAGCTGCTGAATCATCTCCTCCAGTACTTGCTTCTTGATAATATCCATCTGCTTCATCTATATCTGAATCTGCTGGATATAAATCTTGACGAACAAGAACTCTTTCTTCTTGGAATGTAAGAGTTAAATCAACTTCTACTGGAGCTCCAGTATCTTGGTGAAAAGTATTAGATGTTGCATTAAATACAGAATCTAAAGTAGTTAAATAACATGGCTTTATTTTTGGTAAATAATTATTTATTCTGCCTTCTGCATAAAATGAAATATGAAATAAAGGTGGATATACTAAAGCAATAGACCCCATTCTTTTTGGGTATAAAAACTTTCTAAAAGTTCTTTCTATAGCCACAATTTTGGCTGATTCTTCAGCATTGCTTGCTACTAATTTAAAAGCAAATTGATATCCTCTTATATTTGTAGTTTCAAATGCTGTTCTAGTATAAGGATTTGTAGCAACTCCCGCCTTTAAAGCAGCTGAACTTGTTATTTTTTCTATTGTACTACCAGGTGTTGCCCTTTTATCTCTTGCTATTAAAGCTGTAGCAAAAAGGTCTGCTTCACTAATTGAACCGTCTTGGTTAGCAAACATTTTTTGAGCTCCAATTAAGCCAGCCTTTAAAACACCAGCATTAAATCCAGAATAGTTCGCACCGTCTGTCACTGATAAGCCAGGTGGGTGGTATAAATATATTGCTACTTTATCGTCGCCGTTATTATTTTTTATGCCAAATCTTATAAAAGGATATCCTTGATTAGCTCCAGCTTGTAAATCTTCTGGAAAGTAAAAATGTTGTTTATCATTTATATCAACTCTTTCTTGAGTTAAATCAAGATTCTTTAAATTTTCAATAAATCCTTCAGCATTTTCTTTGTCAGCTCTCTCTTGTGCACGTTTTTCACGTCTTGCTTGTCTTGCTGCTTTTCTTTCTGCTTGGGCTGCTTTTTGTTCGGCTAACCAGTCATCAAATCTTTTACCCATACGTTTTTCCTATATAAATAAATATAAATATTTTTTTACTATAGAGTTATTTATATGAGTTATAAAGGTAGATACACATTAAAACATCCAGAAAAGTATGCAGGTGACGCTAAAAAAGTAGTATATCGTTCTTTATGGGAAAGACAAGCATTTAAATGGTGCGAAAATAATCCAAATGTTAAAATGTGGAATTCAGAAGAAGTAGTTGTACCATATAAATCTACTGTAGATAAAAAACTACATAGATATTTTGTAGACTTATTAATACAAATGAACGATAAATCAACTTATCTAGTTGAGATTAAACCAAAAAAAGAAACAAAGCCACCTAAAAAGCCTAAAAGACAAACTAAAAGATATATCAATGAACAACTTACATTTATTAAGAATCAAGATAAATGGGAGGCTGCAGCAGAATTTGCTGAACATAAAGGTTGGAAGTTTCAGGTATGGACTGAAGAAACTTTAAAAAATTTAGGTATAAAGATACTATAAATCTGTATAAATAGATTATATGGCAAGTTTATTTGATACATTACAAGCAAATGCATTTAGAGCTGGAATTAAAGCGCGTACACGAGCATCACGTAAATGGTTCTCAACTAATGTTAAAAATTTACAGGTATCAAGGTCAGCTCTTTTAAGAGATACAGCATTAAAAACAACTAATGTGCCAGTTCGTGGTAGTATGTATATGTATTTTTATGACCCTAAGTTCAAAGCAACATTACCATATTATGATAGATTTCCATTGACAGTATTAGTTGATGGTGCACCTGGTGGATTTTATGGATTAAATTTACATTACTTACCATACGGCACTAGGGCAAAATTTTTAGATGATTTAATGGCATTTGGTCCACCAAACGCTACTGAAAGTTCACGTCTTACAGGATTAAGATATAACTTAATAAGTGGTGTAAGAAAATTTAAAGAATTCAGACCATGTTTTAAACATTATTTAGGAAGTAATGTAAAATCACAGTTATCAAGAGTGCCAATGACTGATTGGGAAATAGCTATATTTTTACCAGTTGAACAATTTAAGAAAAGTGGTAAACAAGCAATTTGGCAAGATAGTCTTAGACAAGCAAATAGTCCTGGTTTCAGTGCTAAAAATACTAAAGCTTATTACACAAGGAACATGAAGAAAAAATGAGCATAGAAAGATTAAAATCATTAGTAAGTCAAAAAGGTGGATTAGCAAAAGCTAATAGATTCAATGTTATGTTTACACCACCAACTCAATCTCTTTTAAATTTAAATTTTCAAACTGCCATAAGTGCTGCAGTATCAGGAAATTTTAGTGCCAAAAATTTTGTTAATGACCCAAGAGATATTTCATTACTATGTGATTCAGTTATTATACCAGGTAAACAAATTACCACACTTGAATACCAGGCACATAAAGAAACAGTTAAAATACCTTATGGATATGTAGAAGCTGAAGTATCATTAGGTTTTTTATTAACAAACGATTACTATATGAAAACTATCTTTGATAAATGGATAAATACTATAGTAGACCCAGAAAAATATTGTGTTGCGTATAAAGATGATATAACTTGTGATGTAGTAATACAGCAGTTAGATGAACAAGATACGCCAATATACGGGGTTATGTTGGAGAATGCATATCCAACATCGATGAGTGAAATCACGCTATCAAATGAAAGCGTTTCGCAAATTCAAAAATTGAATGTGAATTTTACTTATGATAAAGCGGTACCGCAAGGACCGTTAAGCAGTACGGGTAGCTTAATTAAAAGTGTGCTATCCATATTTGGATAATAATATAGGAGAATATTATGGCTTTACCAGAGCTAAATACAGCTAGGTATGAGATGGTAATACCATCAACTGGAGATACTATTTCTTTCAGACCATATCTAGTTAAAGAAGAAAAGATATTAATGATGGCTATGGAGTCTAATGATAATAAAGTTATTATGAAGGCTACAGCAGATGTTATTAAATCTTGTGTTAATGATGAACTTAATATAGATGAGTTAGCAATGTTTGACATTGAAACAATATTTCTAGAATTAAGGTCTAAATCAGTTGGTGAAACAGTTGATTTAAAAATAAAATGTGAAGATGAAGAATGTGACGTTGTCAATGACATAGTTATAAATTTTGATGATATTGAAAGACCAGTAATGACTGATGAAATTAACAAAATTATGATTACTGATGAAGTAGGTGTTGTAATGAAATATCCATCTATGAAATATATGGAAAAATTAACTGAAGTCGGAGATACTGATGCTGAACAGGCAATGAATATGATAATGTCTAGTATAGATGTAATCTTTGATAAGGATGAAGTATATCCTGTAGAAGATGAAACTAAAGAAAACTTGCAAAAGTTTATAGATTCTTTAAGCACTGTACAATTTATGAGATTATCAGACTTTTTTAGAGATATGCCTAGTTTAAAACATGATGTAGAGTTTAAATGTACTTGTGGAAAGGAACAAAAACAAGAATTAAGAGGACTTACTAGTTTTTTTACGTAGGCCTTTCGCACGATAGTCTTGTAAACCATTATAAGACAAACTTTGCAATGATGCAGCATCATCAATATTCTTTGACAGAATTAGATAATATGGTGCCGTGGGAAAGGGAGATATACATAGCTCTTCTCAAGGAACATATAGATAAAGAAAACGAACGGATAAAAGCCGAAGAAAGGAGAATGAGATAATGGCTGAAGTACAAGATAACAGCAGAAATGAAGTAGAAATAGACTTAGATAAGTATATGGCTATGATTGAGAAGCTTGATGAACAAGAAGACCAGATAAAAGAAATGAAAGAGGAAGCCAGGTTAGCTGCAGAGCGACTTGGACCACGTAAAAGAAAATTTATCGACTTGTTTTTAGATGATAATGATTTAAATGAAAAAGCAATCATAGGATTTATATCTTTCTTTTTAATGATGTGTTTTGGAATTACAGACTTAGTGACAGCACTAGTATGGGATATAGACTTAAAAGTATCTGAAACAATATATACATCATTTGTAGTAGTCACACTAGGTTCATTTGGTATTTCAGAAGCTGGTAAAGCTTTTGGAAAATAGAGAACATTAAATGGCAAGAATAACAAAAGAATCTACAGGGCCAGTTAAGAGTACACTTGATAGTGTAGTTGACAAACTGAAAGAAATGAATGATGACCAAACTGCTTTGCAAAAAGAATCTATTATATATGCCAATGAATTACAAGATTACGTACAAAATGAAGGTCATCAATTAACTAATCAACAAATAATAACAATGCAAGAAATGATTCTTGCTTTAAGAGAAGGAAGATTAGATGATATTGAAGCCTCAAGAGAAGAGCTTGTAAGACAAAGAGCTGAAGAAAAAAGAGATGAAAAAAGAAATGATTTTCTAAAAGATAATTTAAAACAATTAAAGAAACAATACAAGTTATTGTTAAAAATGTTTAAAGATGATAAGTCATCTATTTTAGGAATGATTTTTAGAACTGCAGTTGTTGGATTAGTAATTGGCGTAGTACAAGGATTTCTTTCGCCATATATAGCTGCAATTAAAAAAGTAGCTACTGGTATAAAAACTGTCACAAAAGACTTTGTAAGAATAATGAAATTCCCTGAACTCTTTGCTGCCATGAAACAAGGTTTAAACAATATAAAAGTTAATGTTCTTAATTTCTTTAAAAATACAAAATTAGCAAAATTTTTCCAAGGTGCCGGCAAAGGTAGTTTAATGGGTCAAGTCTTTACTGAAGTAAGGATGATATTTAAAGATTTAACACAAATAGTAAAAAATCTATTCTTTAATCTAAAACAAATAGGAAGAGCAATTATAGGCGTATTTACTGGCGCACCTGTTGCATTTGCTGGTTTAAAAGATATGAGGCTTGCAATTACTTCTAACTCTAAATTTTTTGCAGGGCTTGGAGCTTTAATTACTACATTTAAAGGTCCATTTATAAAGATAGGTAATAATATCAAAACTTTCTTTGTAGGTATGATTAATTCAATCGGTGGAGTATTTGATAAAGCATTAAAATTTTTTGGTGGCGTAGATGGAACAAAGTTTTCTCAACTTGGAGATAAGATTCGTGCTTTCTTTGCTAAATCAGGTCCACTAAGTAGATTTTTTGGCTTCTTTCAAAAATTACAAGCTGTATTTGTTAGGATAGGGTCAGTGATAGGTTCTAAACTACTCTTTCCTTTATTTGGTGCGATAGGCGGTCTTATGGGAGCGTTTAAAGATATTCAAGGCATAACAGATAGAGGTGAAAGAATTATAAGAGGCGTTGTTGGTTTTGCAAGAGGTGCTGTTAGAATATTAGTAGGAGAATTTTTAGATTTATTATTAATTACTATACCAGCATTTATATTGAAAAAGCTCGGATTTACAGAAACTGCAGAAGCTATGAGTGACGGTTTTTCATTTGCAGAATTCTTTGATAATATGTATTTTGCAGTTGCAGACTTTTTAGTAAATGGTCTTAATTTAATAAGAGATACTTTAGATGATATAGGTTTTGGTGGAATAATAAAAAATATGTTAATATCTATAGGACAAATATTTACTAAGATAGCAGATTTCCCAATAGCAATTGCTAAAGGCGCATTTGCTGCATTAACTACTAGATTTAGAGCTGGTCCTAAAGAACGTATGGAAGCATTTAGTGAAGCATTCCGAGAACACATGTCAAATGGATTAACTGGTGCACTTGAAGCTAAGAAAACAAAAATGGACGGTCTTGATTCTGAGGGTAATGAAATAGACTTTAAATCAAGAGAATTGCAAGCAATTAAAACAGCAACTGATAACTTTGGAAGAGGTGGTATAGATGCATCAACACAAAACAACATTACTGGCGGTGATACTTTTAATTTAGGTGGCGGTTCAATGTTAGGAAGTAATACTGCTACAGCAATGAGAATGCTTATATTATCCGGCGGAGGCGGCGGATTCCAAACAAGTACTGGTGATTAAAAAAAAGGGACCCATTCGAGTCCCTTTCAAAACTAATTTAAATTAACTTTCTTTAGCTAACTTAGCAAAATAAGATAGTGTGTCATCTTCTTCAGTTGTTTCTTCAACTACTGGAGTTGACTCCACTGCAGGTTGGCCAAATGATTCTGCTTCTGCAGTTGTCATTGTTGGCGCCGCTGCTGGAGCGTGGCCTGCATCAATACCTAATACTTTATTAAGTTTCATTGATAACTCATCATAAGTTTTATAGTTTTCTGGTTTTAAGAAATCTTGTAAAGAATAAAGTTTTTCATAAACTTCAGTCAGTCTAGTTTCATCACCTTCATATAAAGCTGATGGAGCACTAAATTCTGACTTATCATAGTTTACCCAACCTTCTACTTTTCTAATTTTAATTTTAAAATCAGCGCCTTCCCAGAAATCATAAGGATTTACTGGTTCTTCATCGGCAAATTGTGGTTGCATAACATCCATGACTTTATCAAAGATTTTTTTACCAAACTTATAAAGGAATACTTTACCTTCATTTTGTGGATTTGCTGGGTCAGAAACAACAAGCACATTACTTACATAATGTAATCTTCTTTTTCTATCCCTGGCGGTTGCTTTATCTTCATCCCTTCCAGAGTTCCAAAGTACAGAGTTATGCTCCGATACTGGGTCCTGCTGTCCAATGGATGTTAAAGAGTTTTCGATATACCATAAGCCTGTTGGGCCTTTGAATCCATGGTCCCAATATCTTACCCAAGGTAAGTCCTCACCTTCTCTTGCTGGTAAGAATCTGACTACGGCATAACCGTTTCCTGCTTTATCTCTCGTTGGTTTCCAAAATCTATCATCTGTATAGTTGTTAGTTTCTGGTTTTGCTGAAGATACAGCTTCTGCTGCTTTTACGAGTTTATCGATTGATGAGCCTCGCATGCTCTTTAGATTTTCTAGTGACATTTTATTTCTCCGTATTTACAATGTATTACTGAATTATCCACTTTATCCATAATATAATATATTATTATAACATATTTCTATGCTTTTGTAAAGGTATCTTTTAATAAATTTAAACATTTATCTCTGTCAAACTTTACAAATGGTTTGTATTTCATAATCTTTCTATAGATGTCCGGCCAAATAATAGTGTCCGTAATCTTTTTATTTTCGCGTTCTACAAATCCAAGTAATGAATCCAAGATGACTACTGTTTCTAATAGTATTTCTTCTTGCATCCAAAGTTTTATAATCAATGGATGATTATTTTCTTCTGCTTCTAAAAGAGAATCAAATGGTATATCCATATCATATAGTTTATTTATATCAGTTTGAAACTGATATGTTAAAGATTCCATAATTTTTTTATGGTCTCTATAATATCTTTCGCCACCTTCATTAAGCATATCACCGACATACTTAACGTCGTTTTTAAAGTTAGCAATATAGAATTCTTTTAGTTCATCCTCATATGTTTTTGCTAACTTGGCAAAAAAGAACTTATCTTTTCTTTTAAAAAATGATGTAGGTTTTATTGAAGTTTTAAAATGATATTTAATCGCATCATATCCATCTGTTTCAAAATGTAATTTAAGTGCGTTATATAATTTGTAAGATTCAAATGGGTCATTCATACTGGTTCAAGCTCTTCGCCATCTTCAGTTGTTAAACAATTTTCGCACCACTCTAAATCTCCATGGTCACATATAGCTTCTCTTTTTCTTTCTTTTTCTTTTCTAGACTCATGCATTGTTTTAACCCATTCATCAGAATTCTTTTCCCACCTTTTAGAGTTATTCATATAGTCATGCCATAATTGTTTCATACCGGTAATTTATTACCTCGTTTTGTTTTAATTAAATGTAAGCTTGAAGCTTCTTCTTCTATCTTTTGTTTTAAAGAATCAGTTAATAATTTTTTTAAATTCTTATAGTCCATTGACCGTGTTTCAATAACATAAGATGCAGCATCTATATATGACATATTATTATTTGCTACAAGATGTTCTACCGCAGCAGAAAATCTTTTCTTAGTCATGATTTTATGTTCTAATGGATTTTCTTTAGCCGACAAACTCATCACCTTCATTCCATTCACACCCTGTAAGACCACCTGCTTGTAAAGCTTTTAAAGTCCTTAATACTTCATTAGCATTTCTTCCAGTATCTAATGCGTTAACTGATACGTGTTGTACAGTTCTATTTTTATCGAATATAAAGGTTGCTCTATATGGAACACCTTCTTCTTCATTTACAATACCAAGCTTATGTGATAAACCTAATCCACAATCAGCAGCTAAAGTATGGTTTATATTTCCAATAGTTAAATTATCTTGTTTCCAAGCTAACTTACAAAATTCATTGTCACCACTTATTCCAATTACATTAGCATGCTCTGTTAAAATATCCATACCAGCTATTTCTGTTGGACAAATAAATGTAAAGTCTTTTGGATAAAAATAAACTACTGACCAACTTTTTTTATGTGGTGTAAATCCTTCGTTTACTTCAACTCTCACAAATTCATTTTTTTCATCGATTCCTTGCAGTGAGAATGCAGGGAACTTATCTCCTACTGATAACATATATCCTCCTAAAATACTCTTAATAAAATACAGTCAGCGTTAATTCTTCCTGTAGGGTTATCTATTTTTGTTGTTAATGTATTCCAAACCTTTTCGATTTGTTTTTCTGTTTTACCTAAAATCATTGGTAATATATCCTCTGGCTTTCTTAGGGTAGCTTGTTTAGAGCTTTCCTTATCAAAGTTTTTAATTGATGTACCACCTATTTCAAATCCACTTGTTGCTGTAGTTATATACTCTTGCAACTTTTTATTCTTACAATTATATATGTAAAGTTTATGCTTACCTGGTATTAATACCGGATTAATTGATATTAATTTAGCATCAACATTTTCAGTCATATAATTAAGTTTTTCAACTTGTTTATCTGAAGCTTTAGGTCTTTTTATTCTAGTACGTGTAGCCTTAGAATTGGTTCTCATTCTTTCAATGTCTTCAAATATTTTATCCATAAGTTCTAACATTTTCTTTTTATTACCTTTTGTAATATGTGAATAAGCTTCTACTGCCTGGTCGCATCTTTTATGATAAGCATCAGATACTACATCATATTCTGCTTGTACTAAATCTCTAAACATATTAAGACCTGCACCTTTTATTTTATGTAATTGTAATAAACTGTATGTAGGAAATAAGATTTCTTTTTTATCGAATAAACCTTCCATCCATTTATCAACAACCATTGTATCAAAATCATGATATATAGTATCTAAAACTTTTCTTTTCATTCTAACAGCTGGTGATATAGGTACAACTTTAGGTTTTGCATCAGCAGCCTTTTTAATTTTTTTACCTTCTTTTTCGCAATCTTTTAAGAAGTCATGCATTTCATTTACCATGTCTTCTGTTAAAGGATAACCTTCCCAACCATTATTAATCATAGAAATAATTTTATAGGTCTTCATTCTATATTTCCAATCAGGCAGTTTTTTAAGATTAGCTATTTTCTTATTATCAAATTTAAGAATTCTTCTACAATAAGTTTGTACTGTTTCTGCTGCTTTCTTTTTATTTTCAAAATAATAGAACCAATGACAACCATTTCTAAAAAGTTTTTCTCTTTCTTTTAAATCCTCTGGTATTGGATTATGTACTCCAAAGCTTGGCTTTGGTCCCATCATTGCTTCATCAGCATTTTTTAATCTTCTTTTAGTTGCCATATTTCTCCTTATAAGTTGGCCAGGCCGCTGCGGGTGATAAGGAGTTGCATTGATGCAGCCCGACCGAAAATTTAAGTATTATCTCCATCCCTATACTCAATATCTGATTTATCAAAAATCTTTCTTTTATTTCTTTCCCAAGGTAGTCTTATTGTTTTACCTTTTTTTGATTCTTCAGCACAGTGCGCTGACATATAACAGAAAAATCCCATAATAACTAAAAGGAATCCACCGAATATATGATTTATTATTTCCATTAGTTTCTTCTCATGTTTGCTATATCAGTTGCTTCTTCCTGCGATATAACAGGAACAGCATTTGATTTATGCATAGTGGCAATACCTTTTACTAAAGTGCCAGTATACTTCATTGGTTCTTTTTTAGTACAATCGCCTTTTATTTCGTGATATGTACCATTTTTCATATACTCTTCCATAATGGATTTGTATTGTACAGCTTGCCTAGCACGTATTTTTTTAAGTTGTGTTTGGCTAGTTTGAGCTGATTTAAATTGAACAGGCTTTCTTTTTACACGATTTGCGTAGTGATTTTTTCTTTTTCTACCACAAGGAGAATACCTTAATGAACCCATATAAAAACTTGTTGTTGCCATTACTTAGGACCTCCATTATGGCCAATAAGCGATTTTTGTTTTTGCTTTTCACGCCATGCTAAAAAATGTATTGCTACTTCTCTTGTTGTATGAGTTAAAGTACTCACAGGACTTTTAATTGTTTTCTTCATAATGTATATTATATCATACTTTTCTGTAAATGTAAAGGATTAATTTTGATTATTTTGTACATAAGAATCAATAAGCGCGTCGCCTTTTAATTCTGTACCAAAATAAACTAATCCACCTTCTGATAATTTTCTTTGTATCAATCCACTGTTATATTCTATATCAGTGACTCTTTTACCATCTTCTGTATCTTGTGGTCTAGAATCGTACCACATTGAGTCAAGGCTGTGATTGTGTAAAGCCTTAATACTTTTTGACCATTCTTCTGCTTTTAAAAGCAATCTTTGTCTTTCGACTTTATCTTCATACTGTGTCATAATCAGGTTCTCCATCTTCAGGCCAGCCATTTAATAAGTCACCGCCGGCTGGTACGTTAGGCGTAATACTTTTTAAGTATTGAATTCTTTTTTGTTCCCATAATATTTTAAAGTCTGGGTCTTGAGCTCTATCTCTTGCTGCTACAAGAGAACTTACTATATTTGTACTACTCCTCATGACGTCATCTCATCTAAAACATCTGGGTCATGATTGCCTTGAATCGTAACTGTAAATGTATCGCTATTTTTACTATGTTCTACCATGTGAGGTAAATCATATCCTTTACTTTCGAGTATAGCAACTTTACTTGTAAATTCTCTATACTCATCTCTATTTAATGTTGCTTTCATTAGTTCCACTCCTCATCTAATTTTGATGCTGCATATGCATCCATGTATGAAGTATCTTCCAGATATCGAGATACATCTTTATCTGAATGATACATATTTTCAGGTGAATTAAAATCGAGAGAGCCTGGCATTTGTTTACCAGCTTTCTTAACTGACTTGGTCAGCTTTTTATGCAATTTCAATTCCTCCTTGACTTGTTTTTTACGTTCATCGAGATTTTTAATGATTTCTTTCATTTCAATCTCTTCTTTAATTTGTAGCAATTCTGCTTTTAGTTCATCAAATGTTTTACTCATAGCTGTTGAATCCTCCTTAATATTCTATCAACTTCAGGGTCATTTAAATGACCTCTTACATCATCATTCCATTCTAACATAGTGACACCAATAAAGTCTTTATCTTCGTCCCAAGGAGCAATCTCCCATTTGTTAGGTCCATTCTTTTTATATGGTCCACCATAAGAGCCATCATGACAAATAACACTTGCACCATAGCCATTTTCAAACTTATATATTTTTTGAATACCGCCATGTGTGTCAAGTTTTTCTACTAAGTATTTGTTCATTATTTAATCCTCATTTGGTACCACATTACAGCAACTGTTAACATTGCTGTAAATATGAGTCCTACCCATATTAATGCTTCTATCATTAATAGTATTCTCCTTCTACTAAATTAGTATCTGAAGTTAATCTACCAAAATCAGCTCTTCTCAAATCTGTGACCTCACATCTATTGTCATAATCACGTCTTTGCTTTTCGCCGATATACTTAGCTAATGACTTTGCTTTTTTATCATCATCAGCATAAATATAATACGAAGTTGTTATTACATATCTATCCATTATTTTATTTCTCCATAAGTGTCAAAGTCTGGAAGTACTACTTCTGGCTCTGGACTATTCAACTCAAACCATTCTCTTAGGTCTTTTTCTAAGACAATGTCACCATCTTCCATAAGGAACTCAGCCTTATAGTTTCCACGTTTTGTGTCTGACATATCGCCAACCCATGACTCAGTTTTTTCTAAGATTTCTTTTTTCATCCAACCATCTTCATCACGGTTGTCAGTGACTTTCATAAAGTTAACCTGACCACTAGGTGTGATATTGAACTGAGTTGTAGTTTCCCAAGACTCAGCATGAGGTTGGTTATGGTCAATCATTTCAGCTCTACCAATGATATATTCCTCAGAACCGCCATTTGTTTCTAACATAGTAGTAGTGATGTACGGTCTCACTTGAGCTGTAATTGATGCAATCTCATTTTCAGTGAGGTCACCACAATTAAACATTACATATGTTGAACCACCCTTGAACTTCATGTAAGGTGACTCAGCGTCTCCATAGTTTTCCATGAACTGGGTATTTATTACTAATTTATTCATTTTTTAACTCCTTATCAATTTTGAATATATGTATATTATAACATACTTTTTTGCAAATGTAAAGGACTTTTGTGAAAATAATCCCTCTTTTTTACAAAAGGCGAGAGAGCATTCGATTCATTGCTCTTCAGCAGTTCCCTGCTCTCTCTAGTTAGTAAGCTTCCCACCTCACAGTCGTAATCTGTTCTTGTGGCCGGTATACCGGAGGGATATACTAGTCCCGGTCTTACTATCATTAAAAATCTCCTGGTGCAACTTGTAAGCATGGAATGCCGTTTGCTCTCCACATATCGACAACTTGATTTCTGTCATCAAATACCATGTCAGGTTTCCAGTCAGCTTTTATAAGCTCATCTAAGACTCTTTGTTTAAACTGATGGTCTGGCTCAAAGCTATCATCTGGTCTCATGAATAACATATCCCAGAATTGACCACATGTTGCAGCTAATTGTTTTTCAGTTATTGCTCTTTGTCTTTCTTTTCTAGCTGATACAACAACTATTGAGTGACCACAGTCTTTCATACATTCTGCTATTTCAAATATATGCTCATTTCTAGTGTCATTAACTGTTTCAGCTTCAAATGAAGCCCAGTCATTATTGTTTTCAACAAAGTGTCTTCTGTGCTCGACATCCATTAAAGTTCCATCTACATCAAATATAATTTTCATAATTAAGCTCCTATAAAATCAGCTAATGGCTCCCAATATCCTGAAATACCTATTGCGCTGTTATCACATCCTTGACCATCAAACCAAAATTTTACGTTAAGTCCTCTGAATACTTGTTTGTATAAAATAACAGTATTCCATACTGGTTCATCATGTACATTTTTTCTATACATTGATTGCAAAGAAACTCTTGCTACGATATGGTCATCATTTACTTCAGTGACATATCCATCATATGTTTTTCCACTATGGTCATATGAAATAGCGTCGTATCTTTCTGGGTTTAATAATTCTTGTAATTTCATCCTTTCTCCTTATCCTTAATATATGTATATTATATCATAATCTCTGTAAAAGTAAACGGTTTTTGGGAAAAAAGTGAAAATAATTACACAACATACACTATGTCAGCAGCTTTAACCGCCTTTCAGGTTATAATGCGCCGTATTTATCCATAATATATAAGTTGCGTAATATGGCAAGTTCTAACATAAGATTAACAAACTCTAATTGATAGTAATTCATATTTTGTTCTACTAAAGGAGATACAATTAATTTATGAGTTATTAATGCTGAATTGCTTGGTCTATCATTTAACAAAAAATTACCTTCTTTTATATTAGGAGACTGGTCTAAGGCATACATAGTCATTAATACGTCAACAGTATTAAGTATGTAAAAATGTTTCCTTTGGTTATATGATGGTTCAGGTGAGGGGACTATAAATCGTAACTTTCTCGGATTTTCCTTTAACCAAGATTCTATCAACTTCTGTGAATGCTCTTTCTGTACAGCTTCTATATGTTTCTGGTCCCAACAACACTCGAATCCCATCATAATTTCTCGTTTGGCCTTCGAGTCTAGCACCGAGATTGACTGCGTCTCCAATGACGGAATAGTCAAATCTAGATTCGCTGCCCATGTTTCCAACGATGCATGTACCGGTATTGATGCCAATACCAATATCAATCCTAGGTAAACCTTGTTCTTCAAGTTGTTGTATAAGTTCATCTGCTGCCTCACATATTTCTAATGATGTTTGAACGGCTTTATCCGCGTGGTTTTTACATGGTAATGGAGCGTTCCAAAATGCCATGATACAATCACCCATGAATTTATCAATTGTTCCGCCGTTCTTTAGAACAATTTTAGTCATAGTATCTAAATAATTATTTATAAGGTTTACTAATCCTTCTGGGTCATCGTTGTTTTTATAATGTTCTGATATTGGAGTAAATCCACATATGTCCATAAACATAAATGTCATTTCTTTTCTTTCACCACCAAGCTTTAAGAGTGATGGGTCTTTTTGTAATTGTTTAACTAAATCGGGAGATACATAAGTACCAAATTGTTTCTTAATTTGTTGCCTTAATTTAAATTGTATATAAAAATTATTAAAACTCGCTGAGGTGAGTAAAAGTATATATATTATTAGAGCAGCTGATAAATCGAGGAGTATAGAAAATTCGTACCAGGCGAAATAAGAAGCGTAGCCTACGGCAGCAGCGGAGCCGACGAAGAATGCAAGCCCACACCAAATCGGTAAATAGTAAACTGATAAAACAATCAGAAGAGAACCCAATATAATCATACCAAGTTCAGCCATAAAAGTCCATTGAGGACGTGATATAGGATTATCTGATATTATAGTTTGTAAAGCATTTGCTTGTAATTGATGTGGATATAATAATCCTCCGGGTGTAGAAACTTGTGGTACTATACCTTTTGCTGTGACTCCTATTATAGCTGTCTTTCCTTGTAAATCTGGTAATGGTTCTCCAAAGTTATATGAATCAAATTCAGTATTCCATTTTAACCATATACTTCCTCTTTCATCTGTTGGTATTATAAAAGGTCTTAATACAATACTTTCTATTCCTGATTCATTTAATTTAACTGTATATGATTTTTTATTTTGTAATGCTCTTACAGTTTCTAATGCAAATGATGGATATAAATCATTATTGACTTGAGATAATAATGGTATACGTCTTGTAAGATTATCAACTTCCGGAGCTCCATTTAATAATCCAGCTCCCCAAGCATTTGTTTCTAATATATCAATATTAGTAATTAATCCACCATAACGATAAGTTAAATCTAATACATCACCTGAATATCCAAAGGTTGCATAACCTACGTATGGAGCTTTTGTTGACCTACCTTCTGAATCTGCATCTTGAGATAATATTATACCATTATCTTTAACCCATGATGCAAATATTTCATCACCACCAAACCTATCGGGTTCTGGAAACATAATAGTAAATCCTATCATACCCGCATTTGCATTACGTAAATCAGATATCATTTGAGCGTAATTTTGTCTAGGCCATGGATATTGACCATAAGTTTCTAAAGAGGATTCACCTATATTAATTAATACTACATCGTTTGATTTTTCTACTGGGATTGATTGTATATATTGGTCAAATATACTGAGTCTAAATTGTTCTAAGATTTGTGGGTCAGATACTCTTACTCCTATAAGTAAAAGACCTAAAAAGACCGTAGTCCATATTGATGTTAAGTATTTCATTCAGGTGGATTGTTATGACCCATCATTGTATCTTCTGGCTTCCAATTTTTTATAGCCATAGTAATTGCTTCTTCAGCTAAAACAGAACAATGTAATTTGATTGGTGGTAATTGTAATGCTTCAGCTATATCTTTATCTTTTATTTGTTTTGCTTCTTCAATAGTTTTACCTTTTAACATTTCTACAAACATAGTACTTGAAGCTATAGCTGAACCGCATCCATAAGTTTTAAACTTTACATCTTCTATAATATCACCATTCATTTTTAAATCTAGTTTCATTACATCACCACAAGCTGGAGCACCAACCATACCTGTAATTACTGTTTTATCATTAGGGTCAAATCTTCCAACAGAATGTTTTTCAGGATTTGCTAATACAGCTTCAAATCTATCTACTACTTCTTTACTATAAGCCATTAATTACCTTGTGACACTGATATATTACAACCACCAGAGGTGTAGCAATAATTTGTTATACTATAAGATTTATTATTCCAACCATTTTGATATACAGTAATGTCAGTTGGTTCTGTTCCTCGTAATATAACACTCATATAATGGTCACCACTATTTGTTTGACGAAGGTCAACTTCATTATAATCATTGTAGATATCTAAATTTATATATTGACTTCCACCTTCTCTTTGTACTGTATATATGTCATTATAATCTCCTTCAACATGCAACCAATATTGATGTCCTGAAGAAGAGCTGTTTGTTCTTTGTGTCATTAAAACTTCGTTATTATCGCCTGTAATGTTTATATGAGCAAAGGTGTTTCCATATTCTGAATTATCAATACTAAAGTTTCCATTAGTTCCTATTTGATATCCTTGAGCAAGTTTTAAAGTATTTCCATCTC